ACTCCGAGCAGAGGACAAGATAAACACGTAAGGGTAAACTCGGTGGCTCCGTTGTTTGAAGCTGGACAAGTTTGGGTACCAGATGAACGATGGACCGAGGACGTTATAGAGGAGTGTGCGGCTTTTCCTTTTGGCGATCATGATGACTATGTTGATTCTACAACACAAGCTCTCATGAGATACCGTCAAGGCAATTTCATACAACTTCCCGATGACTACTACGATGAACCACGAACCGTGGAACAAAGGGAGTATTACTAATGAGTGATTTAAACAAAGCACTAACCAAATTAAAATCAAAAGAAAAAGATAAAAAGATTAAAGGTTTCAAAGAAGGTGGAGAAGTTGTCAAAGATAAAATAGTTTCTATTGATACATCACCTAATAGTGGACTAATTACAGTAAAAGGTTTTGGCGCAAGTCGAAGAACCTAAATGAGTTTTAACAGTTTTCAGTCAGCCTTATCGCACACCCCTGACTGGGATAGCCGTGTGGCGGTGCAAGCCGCCATTACGGTGTAGGACTAATTATGATATCAATTGATGAATTAACAAAAGAACCTATAAAATTAAAAAAGGGTATGACAACCAATCCTGTTTTAAATAAACTTCTTAAAACTAAAAATTTCGGTGCTTTGATAAATGAGATAGGTGGAGGCAGCGCTTCTGTAGGCATGGGTCAAGATTTAGGTGGCCCTGGTTTAGAAACAGCAGTGCAAACTCAACCAGGTACAAGACCTTCTGGTAGTTATGATAACATTACAAAATCAACTCCTGTTTCAAGAGATTATATTAGAGGCGGTAACTTACAGCTTAAAAATGTCACAAAAAAAGTTCCTGGTGTAGAAAACGTTAACATTGGGAAGGGACCTCCTTTTTTAGAAAAATATACAACAAAAGGTGGAAAAGATTACATTAATAATGTTGTAAAATATGTGCAAGGCATGGGAGATGATATATCCGCTAAGGCTGTGTCAGGTGGGTCATTTAAAGGAGCTAATCCTGAGTTTGACAAAATAAGAAAAAGTTTAATTGAAGAAGCAAAAACAAATAAAGGTATACTAAGAACATATTTTACTGAAACTAAAAAACCAAACGAAGGCGTTCTTATAAATGGTAAACGTTATACCATGAAGAAAGAGCCTTTGGATAAACTTTTTAAAAAAGTTAGTGGGTATGTTGGGAAAGAAGATACAAAAAATTTTGTTAAACTTGTTGATCAAGAAATTGTTAAGCAAGGTGGTAAACTCAGTGGTAAATCAGGATTAGTAAAAGATTTTATTTTAAATGAGGCACAAAGATTATTTAAATTAGGAGACAAAAAAGGTGCTAAAATTATTTTAACTGCATTAGCCACCTCCATTCCAACAATTTCAAAAGCGGCAACACCTTTAACTGTGCCCCTCACAACAATTGATATAATAAAACTATCAGAAAAGTTTGGACCAGACATTGTAGAAAAAATACAAAGCGGTTTAGAGACTGTGACAGAACCTGTTACAAGTAAAATAGCAGAAGCACAAAGTATGTTTGAAAACATGCTTAAATCAAAAATGAACCAAGGAGGCATGATGGATATAAATTTCATGACAAGGCCATTAGGCTACAAAGACGGAACCCGTGGAGGAACCACAGTAGGTGACTTAGAAAAAAATATACCAGGAGGAGCATTAGAAACTTTGAGAGAATTTGCAGCTCCTCAAGTATTTAAATCTATGACAGGCGGACAAGCCGACATGAGTTTAATAGGAGTGGCATCAGCATTTTTAAGAAGTATAGGCGCAAGCACTGATGAAAATTCTGTTGATACCGTAGTTAAGGTTTTACGAGATAAAATTATTCCAGAAGAACAACAAAAAGTTAAAGATATGATGACAAGTGATTTAACTAAAGTTGTTAGAGGTGGTCTTGGTTTAGCTACAAAAGGAAAAGAAAAAATTAGCGAAGGTATACAGAGTTTAATGAATATGTTAAAGAATTAAAATGGCTATTGAAAAAAATAATCCAGACGATCAGATTGATATTAAAATTGAACCTGATTCAGCAAGAGAAATCCAACAACCTTTAATGGAGGGTGACGCGATGATCTTGGATGATGGTTCAGCGATCGTTAACCCTGCAGAAGATACCTCGGAACAAGGAGCATTTAATGCAAACCTTGCAGATTTAATAACTGAAGATGAATTAGAATCTTTAGCTGCAGGACTCATGAGTGATTATGAATACGATAAAGATGCAAGATCTGATTGGTTAAAATCTTACACAGACGGATTAGATTTATTAGGATTTAAATACGAGGATAGATCAAAACCTTTTGCAGGTGCAAGTGGTGTAACACATCCTTTACTTGCAGAAACAGTCACACAATTTCAAGCACAAGCTTATAAAGAATTATTACCACCAGAGGGTCCTGTGAGAACACAGATTGTAGGTGAGATAAATCCACAAGTAGAAGAACAAGCACAACGTGTCAAAGAGTTTATGAACTATCAGCTATCTTATGAGATGGAGGAGTATGATCAAGAACTAGATCAAATGTTATTTCATTTACCACTTGCAGGTAGTTCGTTTAAAAAAGTTTATTATGATGCCGTAAGAGGCAGAGCAGTATCAAAGTTTGTACCAGCAGAAGATGTCGTTATTCCATACAATACAACAGACATGGAGTCTTGTGAGAGAATAACTCATGTTGTTAAAATTATGGGTAACGAACTTCGCAAGAAACAAGTCGGAGGTATGTATCGTGACATAGATATTTCTGAAAGCCCTGTCGACAAAAATGATGCTAGTAAAAAATATGATGAGTTAGATGGCGTAACAGAGACATACAACGCAGAGGACATTGTGTTGTTAGAGTTCCATTGCGATTTAGACATACCAGGTTTCGAAGATAAGAACGCGACAACAGGCGAACCAACTGGTATTAAATTACCTTATGTGGTCACTGTTGATGAAGGTTCTGGAAAAGTCTTATCTATCTATCGCAACTATGCAGAGGGAGACTTATTACGAAAAAAGATTCAATACTTTGTTCATTACAAGTTTCTGCCTGGCCTTGGCTTTTACGGTTTTGGTCTCATACACATGCTTGGCGGATTATCAAGAACTGCAACATCAGCCCTCAGACAACTCATTGATGCAGGAACTTTAGCAAACTTACCAGCAGGTTTCAAAGCTAGAGGACTGCGAGTCAGAGATGATGATGAACCTCTACAACCAGGAGAGTTCAGGGACGTGGATGCACCAGGTGGCGCGATTCGTGAATCCTTGATGTTGATTCCTTACAAGGAACCAAGTCAAACTCTTTTTGCATTATTAGGATTTGTGGTAGACGCAGGTAGAAGATTTGCATCTATAGCAGATAATAAAATGGGCGAAGGTTCACAGGCAAACCCAGTCGGAACAACAATGGCTATCATGGAACGCGGCACGAAAGTGATGAACGCTATACATAAAAGATTACATTACGCACAAAAAGTTGAATTTAAATTATTATCTAGAGTGTTTGCAGAGAGCCTACCTCCTGAGTATCCTTACGCTATACGTGGTGGCAACAGAATTATTAAGCAACAAGATTTTGATCAACGTATTGACATACTCCCAGTATCTGATCCAAACATTTTTTCTATGGCGCAGCGCGTTACTCTAGCGCAAACACAATTACAAATGGCATCTTCAAATCCTCAAATGCATAATATGCACGAGGCATACAGAAGAATGTATCAAGCATTAGGCGTTAGAGACATAGATATGATTTTACCACCTCCTCAACAACCTCAACCCGAAGATCCAGGAATAGAAAATGCTAAGTCTTTACAAATGTTAGGACTCAAAGCATTCCCTGGTCAGGCACATCAAGCACACATAGACGCTCATAGAGCGTTCATGAGTTCTTTTTTAGTTGCAAACAACCCACCTACCATGGGTATATTGCAAGCACACATTTCTGAACACATTGCATTATTAGCAAGAGAAGAAGTTACAAAGAAAAATGCTCCACTTATCGAACAAGAAGCACAAAAAATGGGTGGAATGTTGCCTCCAGAGCTCTTGCAACAGTTTCAACAACAAAATGAGCTTGAAATTGCACAAAGAATTACCGAATTAACTAATGAAATGGTAAATGAAGAGCAAGAAATGATGAATAAAGACGATAAAGACCCGTTAATTAACTTAAAACAGCAAGAATTAATGCTCAGAGCTCAAGAAGTAAGACAAAATAGAGAATTAGCGGAGCAAAGACTAGATTTAGACTTAGAAAAACTTAATTTTGAAGGTAAAAAGCTAGAACAAAAGGATAATATCGACAAAGAACGCATACAAAGTCAAGAAGACATAGCAGATTTACGAGCTGAGGTGTCTTTAGCATCGAAAAGAGGTAAATAATGGCAAATGGTAAACTAAGTCCAAATATAATTAAGCTTTTAAAAAGAAAATATAGAAAACCTCCAGGCACAAGAGTGGGTGATTCAAAAAAGATATCGCAAATGTTGAAAAAAGGTGCTAGCATACCCACATATATGGCAAGCAAAGGTGGACATGTTAAAAAAAGAACAAAAAAGAAAACTAAAAAGTAGTGATCCAAAAGAAATTTTAGACGAAGCTTTTAATTTTGCTGCAAAGTATCCTAATGATCCTATGGCTCTTAGTGCCTCATTAATGGTTGTAGCAAAAACTATCTATTTAAATATTTTAGGTCCTGAACAAACTCAATATATGATGGACGCTTTTGCAAATGGTATTGACAACTATGAAGTCAAAAAAGCAACACTACATTAATGTCTATCTGTAAAAATTGCGGACACGAATGTCATCACAGTAATGGTGGATCTTGTCATTGTGGTTGCGCTGATTGTAAACATGATGTACAAGAGGCAATCAACAAACTTAATAAAGTTTTGACTTTAACTGGAGATTCAGAATTAGAGGTTGTTTTTGAATCTGACTTTAGTTTAACAGAGCATTAGGAGGTTAACATGAAATTGGTAAAAGATGTAATTCAATGGCTCAAGGAATGGAATGATTGGAACATGAAAGACTGGATTAAAGCTGGTTTTGTTTGTGCAATCGTTTTAGTCGTACTGTGGAAGATGGGCGGAGCCTAAACCATGGTCTGGCAACTATTAGCTAAGCCCTTACTTGGCGTCGTCGCTGACGGCGTCAAGGGTTTTGTGGAGACAAAAAAAGCAAAAGCAGACTTAGCTTTGACAGAAATAAAAGCACAAAAGTCACTTAAAGAACAGCAGATCGCAGGAAAAATTTCGTGGGAGGCTTCAGCGGTCGATCAAATGAAAGGGAGCTGGAAAGACGAGGTAATTTTACTAGCCCTGTTGGTTCCGGCGGTGCTAGTCTTCATACCCGGATGGACACCACATATTAAAGCGGGCTTTGAAGCCCTACACTCACTCCCTGATTATTATAAGCATCTCTTATATATCGCCTGCTCGGCGAGCTTTGGCATCAAGGGCGCGAAAGGAGCTATGGGACTAATCACTAAAAAGAAATAAAGAATGGATACAGTGTACATAGTAGATAAGATCTACAAAATAATTAGAACTAGACAAAGTCAAATAACTCAGTTAATAATCAGTAATCAAGTCAAAGATTGGAATGAATATCAAAATCATTTAGGTCAGCTTGATACATTAAACTATATTGAACAGGAACTCTCGGACCTGCTTAAAAAGAAACAGGAGCAAAATGAGTAATTTAATCTTACCCACGCATGTAGCGAAAGCTGTGCAAAAAAAGAAAATAGAAGCAGAAAAAGAAAAAGAAAAAAAAGAATCAGCAAAACTACCTGAGCCAACAGGTTGGCGTATATTAGTATTACCACACAAAGGTGCAGGTAAAACTAAAGGCGGAGTTTATCTTTCTGATAAAACAATTCAGGAAACTCAAATCGCAACTAATGTTGGATTAGTCTTAAAGGTCGGACCTGATGCATACAATGATAAAGATCGTTTTCCTAATGGCCCTTGGTGTCAAGAAAAGGATTGGGTTGTATTTGCAAGATACGCTGGTTCACGTCTAAATATTGAAGGCGGAGAACTACGCATACTTAATGATGATGAAATATTGGGAACAGTAGAAGATCCAGAAAGTATTTTGTCACCAGTAACACACTAAACATGGAGAGATAACCATGCCCGAAGCAGCAAAAGTAGAATCGTTAAAAGAAGATGCACTGATGGTTGATTTAGATACATCAGGTAAATCTGTTGACGTGGAATTAAAACCTACGAAAAAAGAAGAAACTGAAACTGAAGTTGTTGATGAAAAACAAACAACTGAAGAAGTAAAAGAAACTAAAAAAGACGAACGAGAAGAATATAGTGAAGGTGTCAAAAAAAGAATTGACAAATTAACTTATAAAATTCGTGAAGCAGAACGTAGAGAAAAAGAAGCTTTAAGTTTTGCAGAACAAGTTAAAAAAGAAAAGGACGAGTTACAGGGTAAGTTTGATAAACTAGACGATGGCTATGTTAACGAGTTCACAGGTCGTGTTAAATCTGAAATAGAATCTGCAAAGGTAGCACTCAAAAATGCTATGGCTGCTGGAGATGTAGATGCTCAAGTGGCGGCTAATCAAGCTATTGCAAGACTAGCTATTGAAGAAGAGAGAATAAAAGCGACAGAAGATCAAAGAAAAAAGTACGAAGAATCACTAAAAAATACTGGACAAATAGGAGACCAGCCTGTACAAAATAATGTAACGGCCCCTACCAGACCTGATCCTAAAGCGGAAGCTTGGGCTGAAAAAAATGAGTGGTTCGGTAAGGATGAAGCAATGACATACGCTTCTTTTGGTATTCACAAAAAACTTGTGGAAGAAGAAGGGTATGATCCTACCTCTGATGAATATTATGATGAGATAGATAATAGGCTTCGCAAAGAGTTTCCCCACAAATTTAAAGATGGGGGAGAGGTTCAAGAAGGCAAATCACCCGTTCAGACAGTTGCCTCTGCAAATAGAACCACAAGGTCTGGACGCAAAACAGTGAGGCTCACACCATCACAAGTAGCGATAGCTAAAAAATTAGGTGTGCCACTTGAAGAATATGCGAAATACGTGAAGGAGTAGGCATATGAATAAAATTAATGAAAATAAAACTCCACGCGCTGCTCAATCCCGCGAGAAAGCGACTCGTAGGAAACCATGGGCACCACCGTCATCTCTCGATGCACCACCTGCACCCGATGGGTTTAAATACAGATGGATACGCGCTGAAGTGCTAGGTCAAGCAGATAGTAAAAATTTATCTGCAAGATTAAGAGAAGGCTTTGAATTAGTCAGAGCTGATGCAAACAGTGAATATCCTATCATTCAGGAAGGCAAATATGCTGGTGTAATAGGAGTTGGAGGTTTATTGCTGGCTAAAATTCCAGTAGAAATCGTTGATGAGCGAATGGCTTATTTTGCGGAACAAACAAAAAATAAGGAAGAAGCGATTCAAAATGATTTACTAAAGGAACAACACCCCAGCATGCCGATCTCTAAACCAGAAAGGCAGTCTCGCGTAACCTTCGGTGGTAACCGGAAGAACTAATTTTTTAGCTCTTTTGTCCATCGAATAAATAATAAACTAATAAAAAGGATGATATAAACGATGGCAAACCAAGACGCAGCTTTCGGGTTTAGACCCGTAAGACATCTTAGTGGTGGGCTCATTAGAAGAAACGAATACACTATCGCCGCAAACTACGGAACCGACATCTTTCACGGACAAGCTGTGAAAGCTGTAACTGCAGGTGGCATTGAAGCTGCTGCAGCAGGTGATGTACTTTTAGGTATTTTCGGTGGATGTTTCTTTACAGACCCTACTACAAGTAAGCCAACATTTAGCAATTACTATCCAGCAAGCACAAACGCTTCTGATATTGTTGCTTATGTTTACGACGATCCTAGAATCGTCTTCGAAGTGCAGCATGACGGCACTGGAACAGCGGCTATGAACTTTGGTGGATTTGACTTAGTGGGAACAAGCGGAAGCACTCTCTCAGGTAGATCTACACAGGAATTAGACACTTCAACAGTGACAACATCTGGACAATTCAAGCAAATTGGTATTTCCAAGGACCCTGACAACAGTGATACAAGTAGCGCAAACGTTAATGTTTACGTGATTCCAAACACTGGCGAACATTCTTGGATGCTAACAACTGCATTAGCCTAATAGGAGTAGTTAATTATGCCGATATCAAGATCACAACTGGTAAAAGAACTAGAGCCTGGCTTAAATGCTTTGTTTGGGTTGGAATATGCCAGATACGAAAATCAGCACGAAGCTATCTATGATACAGAGACTTCTGACAGAGCTTTTGAAGAAGAAGTAATGCTATCCGGTTTCGGTACAGCGCAGGTAAAACCAGAGGGAACTCCGGTAAACTATGATGACGCAACAGAGTCATTCACAGCGCGCTATACACACGAAACAATAGCACTTGCTTTTGCGATTACTGAGGAAGCAGTAGAGGACAACCTTTACGACAGAATCAGTTCTCGTTATACAAAAGCATTAGCTCGTTCAATGAGTAACGCTAAACAAGTGAAAGCAGCAAACGTATTAAACAATGCATTTGATTCATCTTTCACTGGTGGAGATGGTAAGGAGCTTTGTGCTACTGATCACCCATCAACAGGCGGAAACATTTCGAACGAATTAGCAACTGCTGCTGATTTAAACGAAACATCTTTAGAGCAAATGTTAATTGACATTGCTGGTTTAACTGACGACAGAGGATTAAAAATCGCTCTGAACGGAAGAAAACTTATTATTCCAGTCAATCTTCAATTCACTGCTGAAAGATTAATGAAGTCTAATTTGAGAACAGCAACTGCTGACAACGACATTAATGCCGTTGCAAGCATGGGAATGTTACCAGAAGGTTATACAGTGAATAACTTCTTAACTGACACTGATGCATTCTTCATTAAAACTGATTCTCCAAATGGGATGAAGCACTTCCAAAGAGCACCTATCACAACTAAGATGGAGGGTGACTTTGAAACTGGTAATGTAAGATACAAAGCAAGAGAGAGATACTCTTTCGGTTTCTCCGACTTCAGAGCTATCTTTGGTTCACCAGGAGCTTAATAAAACTTAATTTGTGGGGCTTCGGCCCCACAATAACTAGGAATTAATTAATTACGTCGACTGACCTAGCAGACGATCGTAGAGACGACGTAAGAATACTACGAGGTAAAAAATGTCAAATACAACTTTCTCAGGTCCGGTTAGATCTGAAAGTACAGTTAAAACTGTAAGTAAGAACGCCAGCACAGGCGCGATTACTGAAATCATTACAATGGGAGATGCACCTGTTGCATTAGGAGACGAAGACAAAACTCTTGATGCTGCAACACACAGCGGAAGAGTGCTTGCAGTTCCTGCAATCGGAGCCAATAGAACCATAACTCTACCTGCTCCAGTTGCTGGACAAACTTATAAGTTTATCTACGCCGGTGCTGCAGAAGAAACAGAGAATCTAATTATCGTAACACCAGGAAATACTAATTTTTTCTTAGGTGGTGTTGTTCATTTAGATTCTGATGCAGATAACGTATCTGTTTATTCTGATGGAAACTCTAACTCAAAGTTAACTCTTACAGACAGTGGTTTGTTTGAAATTAACATTGTTGCTAAAGATAGCACCAATTACTACATTTGGGGTTACGCAGAGGGCGCAGACGCACCTGCATTCGCAGATCAATAATAATTAGTGGGGCTTCGGCCCCACAGTTTCTTGATTAAGGAGGGAAACAAATGGCAGATACAGTAACAGGACCTACAATCCTACAAGAGAATGATAAGAGAGTAACAATTAAAATAGTAGTGCAGTCTGACGGAACAGGTGGCACAACAGTTTTTGGTGACGTATCAGCATTAGCAGGTAACAAAGAAGGACAATCAGTTACAACACTTTCTCTACAAAGAGTATGGTGGACTTGTGCAAACGGTGATGGCGCAGATGCTTTTGCTCGTTTAGATTATGAAGATTCCGATGGAGACATCCCTATCATAACTTTAATAGACTCTGGCTATTGGGACTTTAGAGAGTTTGGTGGCATACCAGCAAACACTAGCAGTAACTCTAATCAAAATGATGTTAACTTTGTGGTAGCTGCGGCTGCAGACTCAGGTAATACATATACTTGTATTGCAGAGTTCATTAAAAATTATTAATGATTTCTAGATCTTCCATGCCTCAGCAGATATCTAAGGCAGGTCAGAAAAAG